ATCGGACGCGAAGGCGTGGTAGAGATAATGCACAGGTTCAATGCAATACAGTTGCCCAATAAGTTATTGATGTACTACACCGATTTGTCATTTACTGAAGGCGAGAAAGGGCCGGAGTATACTTACAAGACTAGGCAAGGACGCACTAAGATTTACGGCGGTAAAGTTATCGAGAATCTGTGTCAAGCATTGGCACGGTGCATCATTGCAGAGCAGATGCTGCACATTTCCCAGAAGGTTCGGGTGGTGTTAACCGTACATGATTCTATAGTATGCGTGGTTAAAGACGCACATGCAGCAGTGGCACAAGAGTTTATTGAAGAGATGATGCGTACTGCACCGAGATGGGCGCAGGGGCTACCGTTAGATTGTGAATCGGGCATGGGGAAATCGTATGGCGATTGTTAAATGAGGTGGTCTTACTCTAGCATTAAGTTGTTTGAACAGTGTCCACGTAAATACTTTCACCTGCGAGTAGTGAAAGATGTGGAAGAGCCGCCAACCGATGCGATGTTATATGGCACGAAGTTTCATGAGGCCGCAGAACATTACATTCGCAGTGACGTTCCACTGCCGCCTGAGTTTAAGTTTGTAAAGGGCGCGTTAGATGCATTGAAGTTTTTGCCGGGGGATAAACTTTGCGAGTACGAGATGGGGTTGACCGAAGATTTGCAACCTTGTGAGTTCGGCGCAGAGAACGTGTGGTACAGGGGGATTGCTGACTTACTGATTCTTGATCATGAGAAAGCGCAAGCAAAAGTTATAGATTATAAAACTGGTAAGTCTGCAAAGTATGCTGACCCCGATCAGTTGCAGTTGATGGCGTTATGTGTGTTTAAACATTTCCCAACAATACGAAAAGTAAAAGCAGGATTATTGTTTGTAGTATGTAATGCGTTTCCGAAAGCAAACTTTGAAGCAGGGCAGCAGACTACATTGTGGTCTGAATGGGTGAAGCGTATCAATAGATTAAACATTGCATACGAGAATGAAGTATGGAATCCAAAACCGAGCGGGTTGTGTAAGGCACACTGCCCTGTATTAAGTTGTTCTCATAATGGGAGAAGCTGACATGCCGTATACGAAATCGCCACGACCTTATAAACATGAGTATGAATTGCAGAAGCAACGCGGTGAAACAGGTGAGCCTAAATTGGAACGCCAACGTGCGCGTAGAAAGTTAGATAAAGAAGGTGTAGATAGGTCTGGTAAAGATGTGGATCATATAAAGATGTTAAGCAAAGGTGGTAAGAATAGTGATGGTGTACGCCTCGTTTCGCCAAGTAAAAATCGTGCGCGAAATGGTCACACAAAAGGCGAGAAATAGTTTAGAGTTTAGTTGTACATGAGTAGTGCCACAGTAAGGTATGAGTGTGTGGCACGGGGGTTTATTGTTTCCCCTTTATAACCATATCAGTTGGGGTGTCCCCTGAAGATGTGACCCAACATGTGGAACGGCAGAATGTAAAGCACATTCTGCCTGTTCTGCATTTATAACTATAAAGATAGCATGAGGTAAGATGAAGATTGTAGATAACAAAGCCTTGTTATTGAAGGTGCGTGACCCCGCTAAAGTTGCGGGCATCATTCCGAAGAGTCACGTCCTTGAGAACAATCAAGTGCTTGTGCATTGGGGTTTAGATGAGGCACAGGTCTTGAAGAATCTCAAGATCAAGAACGTGCCATCCCCCATCCTGCGCGAGTATAACTGGCCCGGACTACATAAACCGTTCGAGCATCAACGTACTACCGCTGCGTTCCTCACATTAAATAAACGTGCATTTTGTTTGAACGAACAAGGCACAGGTAAAACAGGTTCAGTCATCTGGGCAGCAGACTATCTTATGCGTAAAGGTAGAATACGCCGCGTGCTGGTAATCTGTCCTTTGTCAATTATGGACAGCGCATGGCGTGGTGATTTGTTTAAGTTTGCAATGCACCGCTCTGTAGATATTGCATACGGTAATGCAGCTAAACGTAAAGAGATAATTAGTAGCGATGCTGAGTTCGTTATTATTAACTACGATGGTGTGGAAGTTGTGTCCGAAGAGATCGCCAAAGGCGGCTTCGACATGATCGTGGTAGACGAAGCTAACGCCTATAAAAATCCTGCCACAAATAGATGGAAAACATTAAACCGCCTGATCAAACCTGAGACATGGTTATGGATGATGACAGGCACTCCCGCTGCACAGTCTCCGCTTGATGCGTATGGACTTGCTAAGTTAGTTGACCCCAACAGCGTACCCAAATACTTCACCACATTTAAAGAAGCGGTGATGTATAAACTCAGTCAATTTAAATGGATTCCAAAACCAACAGCGGTGGAGACAGTGTTCAAAGCATTGCAACCCGCTATTCGATTTACTAAAGATGAGTGTCTTGATCTACCAGAGATGACTTATGTAGATCGCCATGTTGAGTTAACTAAACAACAGCAGAAATACTATGCCTTGATGAAGAAGCGCATGGTGATGCAAGCGGCGGGCGAAGATATCACAGCAGTCAACGCGGCGGTTAACTTGAGTAAGCTCTTGCAGATATCTTGTGGGGCAGTCTACTCAGACAATAAAGAAGTTGTCGAGTTTGATATTAACAATCGGTACTCTGTACTAAAAGAAGTTATAGAGGAAGCATCTCACAAGGTGCTGGTATTCGTACCGTTTAAACATGTCATAGATATTTTAGTTAAACAACTTAGTGCTGACGGTATAACAAACGCGGTGATTCAAGGTGAGGTATCCGCTGCCAAGCGTACCGAAATCTTTAAGCAATTTCAAGAAACAACCGAGCCTCGCGTACTGGTAATCCAACCCCAAGCAGCGGCGCATGGTGTGACTTTAACCGCTGCGGATACAGTGGTGTGGTGGGGGCCAACAAGTTCACTTGAAACTTATGCACAGGCTAATGCTCGTGTACACAGAGCAGGACAACGCCATCCGTCAACTGTTATTCACTTAACCGGATCGCTCGCTGAGAAACATGTGTATAAATTACTTGGTAATAAAATGAACATTCATGAACAAATTATAGAGCTTTATAACGATTTGCTTGTATAATTGATTAGATGTAGGTATGATACAAACTCCTTGATACCGATGGAGACACAAATGGAAGACCAGATTGCAGTAGATAAGTTGGTGAAGGTATACCTGAAAATGAAAGCAACAAAAGAACAGGTAGACGCAGAGTATAAAAAGAAGAACGAAGAGATCACCGCTCAGATGGATACCGTCAAACAAGCCCTGCTCGAGTATTGTAAAGAGCAGCAAGTTGAATCCGTTCGTACTAACGAAGGTTCGTTCTATAGAACAGTTAAGAAAAGGTTCTGGACGAACGATTGGGATGCGATGGGCAAGTTTGTTTTAGAGCATAAGATTCCCGAACTTTTTGAGAAGCGGTTGCATCAAGGCAACACGGCTACCTTTCTCGAAGAGAACCCTGACTTGCTGCCCCCGGGATTAAATGTGGACAGCGAATTTACCATTACCGTGCGGAGGGCTTGATGACTGATTACGTAACCGTGGATGGGGTAGCCGAGTATTACAAGGTCAGCCCTTCTACTGTAAGGAACTGGGTAAATAGTGGACAAATACCATCTACTTGTTACCTAAAATTGAATAAGACATATCGGTTTGTTCTTGCTGATGTGGATAAAGCATTACGCGGTAAAACGCAAGATGCTGTTGTTGCAGTCCAACCTGATCCCCGTCAGTTGGAATTAGATTTTTCCCCCGATGATGATATTTAAGGAGCAGTAAATGACCGAATTAACGTTGTTCAAAGGCGGTATGCCCGCTTACATGAAAGACTTTAAAGACACCACAACCGATGCACTGGCAGGTGGTGACAACAATGAAGGATTACGCCGTATCTCAATCAAGGGTAGCGTGTTTCGTGACATGGTAGGCAATAAAGAAATTAACGCGAGTGATAGTCGTGCGATGAACATCATCGTGATTAAAGCTGCACCGACCCTATATCGTTCGTACTATGAAGGTGCGTATATTGAGGGAGAAAACAAAGGGCCAACATGTTGGTCACTTGATACTCAAACTCCTGCGCCAGAAGCTGAAGGTAAGCAAGCCAAACGTTGCGCTGACTGCAAGCAAAACATTAAAGGTTCAGGTCAAGGTGAATCTCGCGCTTGTCGTTTCCATCAACGTATTGCTGTGCTTGTTGAGAATGGTGATGGCTTTGTAAGACAGATGATAGTTCCCGCTACTTCTATTTTTGGGGAAGGTGAGAAAGGGAAGTTGCCGCTTCAGGCTTATGGGCGTCATTTGAAAGCGCACAATACACCTATCCCTACCGTGGTAACAGAGGTACGGTTTGATACTGCATCTGCTACACCCAAACTATTCTTTAAACCTGTACGTCCAGTTACTGAAGAAGAGTTTGCACAAGTACAGACATGGATGAACTCTGCTGAAGCTGAAGAAGCTATAAAGTTTACAGTTAATCCTAGCCCAGTTAAAACCAATGCTGAGTTGTTTGATACCCCTGATGAACCTGTAGTAGCTGAAGAGAAAATCCCAGAGCCGAAGAAGGCTGCACCAAAAAAGACCGGCCCTGCTGATACTACTCCGTCATCACTCGCTGATCTTGTAGGTGATTGGGACGACTGATTCACGCTGTGGGGTGGGCATTGCTCACCCCTTTTTCACACCAATACCTGTGAGCAGTCATGGATACAAAACAATTTTTAGAATCAGTATTGTGCAACGAGGGGCATTACTGTGCATGGGCTAATAACCTAAAGCAGAAACGCATTGTACAAAAATTTTATCCAACACTTGATGCAGTTATTACTGCATCGAATAACTTTGCCAACGAAGGGTTTGATGCTTATTTTGCATTAGCTTCTTTTGTAGAGCCTACATCACGAGAAGCGATTAACGCGAAGTCTTTCAAATCTTTCTTTGTTGATATTGATTGTGGTGAAGAGAAAGCTAGAGATGGCAAAGGTTATATTGATAAAGAAGCCGGTATCAAAGCTCTCA